GGCATTTGTAGTTGCTCACGAGGCATGCCACAAAATGTACAGACACCTGACGACATGGCGCAAGTTGCATGACGAGAACGCGCAGATGGCTAACTCGGCTATGGACTATGTGATTAACCTGATGCTCAAGGACTTAGACCGGAAAGAGGAGGTTATCTCTATGCCGCGCTATGCCAAGAACACAGGACACCCCAAGGCTAAGAAGGGCGACTTCATGGGCTTGATTGACGAGCGCTTCCGTGGGATGAACACCAAGCAAGTGTTCGACATTCTCAAGGAGGAGCAGGAGGAGGGAGGCGGAGAGGGCGGCGGCGATGGCTTTGATGACCACGATTGGGACGGCGCGAAGGACATGTCTGATGAGGACAAGGAAACGCTGGGGCGTGAGATTGACCAAGCGATTCGTCAAGGCTTGATTGCACACCAGAAGAATGTGGGCAAGGGCGGCGGTGGGTTAGACCGAGAGCTTGAGGACTTGCTAGCCCCGAAGATTAACTGGCGTGAGGTGTTGCGCGAGTTCGTCAAGACTACATGTTCCAACAAAGACGCAAGCTCATGGCGGCGGGTTAACCGCCGGTTTCTATCTACGGGCGTGTACATGCCGAGCATGATTGGCGAGAAGGTCGGGCACTTGGTTGTGGCTATTGACACATCAGGAAGCATTGGCGGGCCCGAGCTTGCCGAGTTCCTGAGCGAAGTGCAGGGTATCGCCGAGGAGGTCAGCCCCGAGGTGGTGGACTTAATCTATTGGGACGGCGAGGTTGCCGCGCATGAGAAGTACGAGGGTGCGGCGGTGTCTAACATTGTTAGTTCTACCAAGCCCAAGGGTGGTGGCGGTACAGACCCAAGCTGTGTATCGGAGTACCTGAAGAACGAGAACATCAAGCCCGAGGCAATCATTGTGCTGACCGATGGCTATGTACCGAACTGGGGTAGCGAGTGGACAGCGCCGACCATGTGGGTCATCAGCGGTGGCAACACCGATGCGGTATCAGACAACGGCAAGACTATCTATCTGGAGGTGTGAGCATGATGGTTGTTACCTTGGGATATTCCCACTATGTGATGCAGACTGCGGACGCGGTGCGGTTACTGGAGATTCTTGAGAATGCCGAGCGGTATGTGCTCAAGTATCGGGCGAGTGACGCGAGCACTCACCATGTGTGGCCGAACGATACGACTTTCGAGGCGAAGATGATTGGCACTGATTTGTACCGCATGGCTAAGCTGGCGGGTAAACCGGAGGATTGATATGGGTAGCTTACAAGAAGAAGTGTTCAAGGACATTAGCGACCACTACACAAAAAATCTTGCGGCTTCTATCCGTGTGCAGGGCACGAGCATTTACCAAATGATTATGGACGGCAAAGACAAGCCCGACTACTACGCCAGACGCAAGCATGGGAAGTGGGCTATCTACGACAAGGACGGCATGCGGATAGCGGGACGATTGAATGAGCGAGAGATGAAGAACTTTATGAAACTTTTAAAGGAGTGAAGAGATGAGCACAGATAACTGGATGGATGACAAAGACGGAGTCCCACACAAGAACGGCTTTGTGCGGTTCTACTTTATAGGCTATGAAGAAAGTGTGTTTGGCTACCTTGGTTGGCACGACATGACTGACTGGGATGAGGGTTGGAAGAAAGTTTGGGCAGCGGCAGAGGCGCATCCTCTTTCTGGCGATGGAGCGTTCCAAGTGTTGCGCCACGACCAACTGCAAGACCTACAAAGGAATGTGCAGTATGCGTTTGAAGAAGCCCTTGAGGATAAAGATGAGACCACATGGATGTGGTGGCATAGAAAAGAAACAGCAGAAGCTAAAGCTAAAGGAGAAATGAAATGAGCATTGCATCAAGCGCAGTTCTAGTAGAACTAAACATCAGCGTGTGGCCAGCCAACAAGGTTGACCGAGAGATGACCGAGACAGTGAACACCAACGCATCAGCGGTGCGGGATGCGTCACAGACGCGGAAGAATCTGTTTGCGGGTACTAGCCTACGCAAAGACATTGAGAAGCTGGCGGCACGGATACGCCTCTATCACAACCAGAACACATTGCCGTGGGCTGACAAGGGACAGCGACTGTTGCCGACTAAGTTGTTCATGGAGTACAAGCAGACGATGAACAACTACGAGGTGCAGTTCTCCCAACTGTGCAGTAACTTTTTCGTGGAGTACCCGCGCCTAGTAGCCGAGGCACAACAGCACTTGGGCACGATGTACCGAGCCGAGGACTACCCCGAGTTGGAAGATGTGCGGATGAAGTTTGGGTTCCGCAAGGCGTTCGACCCGATACCTGAGTCTGGTGACTTCCGCTTGGATGTATCAGCGCAGGACTTAGAAGAAGTGAAGGCAGGCTACGAAGCGAAGTTCGACGAGCGGTTGGCCGAGGCTATGCGTACGCCGTGGGAGCGACTGCACACTGTGCTGACTTCCATGTCTGAGAAGCTGAAAGACGAGGATGGTGTGGACTCGAAGAAGCGTTACCACGATTCACTGGTAACCAATGCACAGGACTTGGTTGGCTTGCTGGACAAGATGAACATTACGAACGACCCCAAGCTGGAGGAAGCACGTAAGCAGCTAGAGCTAACAATGTTAGGAGCTGACATTGAAACAATCAAAGAGAGTTTTCATGCGCGTGAGTCTATGAAGAACAAGGTAGATGCAATCTTGCAGAAGTTTGAGTGGTAAGGAGAAGATGATGAGCTATGAATTATTGAAGTTGCCCAACGTGCGTATGGGTAAAGACTCTGGGACTATATCTGAAGACAGGATGATGGCAGACGCTAAGAGATTGGCGTGGGAGGTAGCGACCAAGAACCCACTGTGGACTATTGAAGTGACGAGCCCACGCACTTTCCTTGTGCTATGTGATAGGGAGCAGCTAGGCATCATCGGTTCCGAATGGCATGGCAGTAGTCAAAAGTTGTTTGTGCGTAACGACCGCATTGGTATGAACAGCACCCGCAAGAGCGCTTACCACACCGACAAGGTAGACAAAGCGTTGCTCAAAGTGAAGAAGAACTTTGGCCCAATGGTGCTAGCCGAGCGTATGGGCAAGGCGGTGCAGAAAGCAAAAGAGTGTATGAATGAGCAGGGGTACAAAAAGCAACTGGAGCTAAGGAATCATAGCGACCCTATCAACAAAAGCATGGTGAATTACGGTAGGCAACACATAAGTCAGTACACGCAGTGGTTGAAGGACACGCATGATGCAGAAACGCTTGAGCATCTAACAAAGTTAGGAGAAGCCCAGCTTGACATGAGGACTATCAAAGAGGTAACGCAGTGCATGGACGATGAAAAATTTGCACTGGTGGTGTTGGAAAGCGGGAAATATATTGTTAAGATACGCGACAATGTACAACTGTACGGTGACACCGACTTGCCTTATGCTCTACGCGCCAAGGTGGGCATGCTCAAGTTGGTAGAGGACGAGGCGATGGTAACTGGCATAGGTTGCCGAGTGTCTAGTGAAATTTTTGTGGTGATGTTGGACGAGGAGAAGGGCAATGCACTTCCCTAGAGCGCTACGCAAGCAGCTAATTGAGTACGAGAAGGCTGGCTTCACAATAACTGAGATTGAACCACGTAGCGGTTCGCATTTCTTGATTGTGTTCGCCGAGTTCCCGCAGCCTCAAATCGTAAGCAAGAACTCAAGTTCCGAACCACGAGCTATCAAGAACAACATTTCTATATACCGCCGAATGGCGGCTGAGCATAGGGGGAAACAGCAATGACAACAGGAATTGAATATCTTAAAGTAGAGAAAAAAAGACGAGGTCGCGGCCCTAGTAAGAAGCCGACTCTTGTCAATACGAGCTTGCGTTTGCCGCGAGAGGTGGTCGAGTACTTCGATACCTTTCCCAACAAGCAAGTCAAAATCCGAGAAGTTCTTACTGAGTACCTAAACAGCCAACAGCAAGGAGCTAACAATGGCAAAATCTAAGAAGCAAAATGTATCAGCCCGTGTACGCGCATACCAAGCAAAGCACCCCACTGCGAGTGCCAAGCAAGTAGCAGAAGCGTGTGGGACAAGCGCTGCGTACGTATACGTTGTACGAACTAATAACCCGAAGTGGAAAACCGTTTCCGTGGGCACAAGCAATCAGTCGATAGTCAAGCACCTTGGCGCGACTATGGTGAAAGACGAGGTGACTGAGCTAACAGACGAGCAGACGGCGCGTATGGTCTACAACCTGACCAAGCCACGTATCCGTATGCAAGCGGCTGAGCCACAAGCCGACAACGTCAATCAACCTGCCCATTACAAAGTAGGTGGAATCGAGACCATCGACTTCATAGAAGCCAAGCAGTTGAATTATCACCTTGGTAACGTAGTGAAGTACATCGCACGAGCCGACAACAAAGGCAACCGCAAGGAAGACCTGCTCAAAGCGCAGTGGTATCTGGGCCGCGAGATTGAGAAGTTCACTAACAAGGGTGCGGCATGAAGCACCCGTACCACACACTGCTTCCAACGTACATGCAGAAGTTCCTGATGGACGCCGTCAAAGGCGGCATTCCGGAGATTGACAAGGTTGCTTCTGAGATGCGCGAGGTCTCGCCTCAAAGGTTTCACGACAGCAAGTCCGTTGAGTTGCGGGTGTTCTACAACGAGCCGCGCCAGAGCGTACCCAGTGCGGGGTTCATAGTGCCTTACCCTACTAGGACACGCGCTTAAAAGTTTCGGGGGGAAAGCGGATGCTGAACTTGTGCGGGCTGAAATGCCGAAGACAGACGCAGCGAGTACCCCCACCTCTACTTTTACCTATTGACAAAGTACAATGTTGTGCTACAGTGAATTTAACGAAGGAAAAAACGATGTGGAAATACATGTGGACAGAGCTAAGGCTCATGCTCAAAACGGTGACGCCTGTACAGGCCGTCACACACGAACTACTTCACGCAGAGCACGAGCTTCTGCAAGCTGAGAGTGGTGTCGAATACGCACAAGCCCTAGTGACGTACAACAAGCAACGAGTCAAGCGCTTGAAGGCGTACTTGGGCAAAACTGAGGAGCCGACATGACTAAAAACACAGGTGGGCCAGCGTTTCCGTGCCACCCCGGCATTGAAAACCCAATCTATGACGGCATGACCCTGCGCGATTACTTCGCGGCCAAGGCGATGCAAGGAATATTGGCATCCAACACCGAACATGAGCACGAAGACGCGCATATTTTTGATGCTATTGCTGAGGCTTCCTACAAACAAGCAGACGCCATGCTGGAAGCGAGGCGAGCATGAACGAAGAAGTTCGCAAAGTCAAACCGTATCCGGCAGTGCCCGATGACATCGAGCCAGTGCCTCAGTCTTGGCAGGTGATCGGCAGCGTCTTGGTCGGCGCTGCGCTGGTGGTGCTGATGGTGATCTGCTTTGCGGTGTTTTTTACGGGGCTTTGGATATGGAGTTTGCTGATATGACCGACCAAAAGAAACTTATAGACGGCTTGGTGGAAGACCTACTCGGAGCGATTCACGAATACGATGACTCACTGTACATGGCGACTGTGATTGGCTGCTTGGAGTTTGTTAAACAGCAGCTTATTGACGAAGCAAATGAGGACGAGCATGACTAAAGACGAAGCACTACAGATGTGTCTTGAGGCGTTGGAGGGGGTTTTAGATAATTCTCCAAAAGTGCTGGATGCGTCTATTTCGGGCGGCTTGTATGAGGTGGTTCAATGCCGAGATGCCATCACCGCCATCAAAGAAGCCTTGGACGAGTGTGATGAAGATGAACTCATCATTCGATACCACGAAATGACAATCAAAAGGCTGGAAAAACGCATTGAAGAATTGACGGTACAGCCAACATCGGGAGACTATGCGTTGGGCTATGCAGAAGGGTTCAATGATGCCTGTAAGCCAAAGCCAGCAAAAGAGGCTGTGGCGTGGGAGCAGTTTCATGAGCACATGGCTGGCTCGTTTTATACACATCCACCACAGCGCACATGGGTAGGGCTGACAGATGAGGAGATTGCAGATTGCGCTGAAAAAATGGAAGCATCAGACCCGACCGATAGTTTTTGGCGTGAATTTTTTAGAGGCATTGAAGCCAAACTCAAGGAGAAGAACACATGACCAAAGAAGAAGCACTACAGATGTGCCTTGAGTACATTGAAACAAATGCACATGAGCGTAGGTGTGTTCGATGGGCGATTAAAGATGCTTTGGCACAGCCAGACACTGTTCAGGTGTCACCACTTGAGTTTGTGACACGGGTTACGGGCAAAGAAGAAATTATTGGCGAGCCTGTTTTTTGGGCGCAGTGGCCTAACAAGGAGAAGAACACATGATACGAGCACCAAACGGCAAGCCGATACTTAACGAACCGGACGCTGAAGGGTTGTACACCTGCCAGTACACGGGGCTGAGAGTGTCACGGGAAGAGGCCATCTTCTTGGGGGCATGCGTACCACAGGTCAACGGTACATACGTGTGCCACCCGACTGCACTGCCATTCTTTAAAAAGTCCAAGCGCAATTTTGACGAGAGCGAGGCTAACTGCAATACCTGCAAGCATCTTGTTCGTGTAAAGCATGAGCCAAGAAAAGATGGCATGTTACGGGGCGAGTGCCAAACTATGCCCAACTTACTGTTCCACCCCGATGACTTTATGGGGATGAGTTGCTACGAACAAAGACCGGAGAAGACATGAGCAAACTGACAGGAGCCGCACTTGACCGAGCCGTAGCCAACGCGATGGGGCTTAAAAGCGTACACAACTGCGAGAAGTGGGCAGGGCTGACGGATGCGGAGATTATGGAATGCACAGTGTTTAAACGGTTTGAGTATGACCCGCCATACACCGACAAAGACGGAGTTAAGCATGTAGGCAGCATGGAGGTATCGTTACGGGCAACCTACGAGAACATCAACAACAAACTCAAGGAGAAGAACACATGACCAGACCAACTACCGCACATGAGTGGTGGCTGCAAGAGCGTGAGAACCAGCTTGACTTTGCCAAACTTCACTACGAAGTCTCTGGGAACAAATCCGCAACTATGTGGATGGCCCTATTTGCATGGGCAACACCTGACATTTGGCGTGACCCAGAGCCAACGCTAGAAGACCTAATGAAACAGGGTTTAACTAAGGTGCTCAACGGCAGAGAGATTACCTTGGGGCGCTACCCTAACCCTCCGCACCGAATTGGTTGGGTTTGGAAAGACACGGGGCTACCCGCAAACATGGAGAAGAACACTTGAAGTGCCCAACCTGTAACGAGTGGACGACAGTCGAGCAGACAAAGAACTTGGGTGGTTTTGTAGAGCGTAGACGCAGATGTGCCAACAACCACACATTCACAACCGAAGAGCGAGTAGTCCCTGACAAGAAGCGCGGACGACCCAAGAAAACCAAGGAGCAATCTAGTGGCAACCCCTGAGTCAAAAGTAAAAGAGAAGATAAAGAAGATTCTGAAAGAACACGGCGCGTACTACGCTATGCCTATGGGCACGGGGTACGGCAGTAGTGGAGTGCCTGACTTCCTGTGCTGTGTGAACGGATACTTTGTGGGCATCGAAGCCAAGGCAGGTAAGAACGTACCGACAGCGTTGCAAGAGAAGAACATGCGAGACATAAACACCGCAGGGGGCTACTCCTGTGTCATCAACGAAAACAACCTTGACTACTTAGAAAAAGTCATAGCCGAATGTAAGGAGAGAACAAAATGAGCGAATTAAACGAAGGCGTAAAAATTATCTTGGCCCGTATGGAGACCAACCCCGAAGATTTCTTTACGGTGCATAAAGAATACAACCCGTGGCGCTGGATTTTTGACGAGAATGTGCGTGAGGTTATGACCGAGTCTGAGAAGGCCGCTCTCTACGAAGGCATAAAGAAGGTTCGCCGCTTGATGATTACTCATAGGGCGATAGAGACAGTGATGCCAAAAGAAACTGTAACCGAAAGCGAAACGCAAAACTGGGGTTCTTCACCGATGCTGGGTCAACAACAAGCCGCTATGCAACAACAGGAACAAAAAGCTATAGCGGGGATGCAACAAGCCGCTATTCTCCAAAATCTCTACCAAAATAGCTTAAGCATTGGCAGCGGCGGTACGGGCATTTGCGCTACGGCTTCTACGGGCACGGCAGGAACTCTATCCGTGGGTGGTGAGACTCTCGACAGCGGCATGCTCAAGAAACTGAAGAACCTAATCAAATGAACATCATCACGGTGGACTTTGAGTCCTACTACTCCGCTGATCTCGGGTTCTCTAAACAGACTACTGAGGAATACGTACGCGACCCCCGCTTTGAAGTGATCGGTGTTGCTGTGCAGATCAATGACGGTGAGCCCGAGTGGTTTACGGGAACCATGATTGAGACTGCGGAGTTTTTGGGTAAATATAAATGGAGTGAGTCCCTCGCCTTAGCCCACAACGCTATGTTCGACGGGTTCATTCTGTCTGAGCACTTCCAAATCAAACCCAAAGGCTGGTTGGATACGTTGTCGATGGGCCGAGCGCTTCACGGTACGAACGTAGGCGGGAGTCTTAAAGTCTTGGCCGAGTTCTACAACATCGGTGAGAAGGGCACTGAGGTCAACGATGCGAAGGGGTTGCGCCGCACGGACTTCCCTGCACAACAGCTAGCTCAGTATGGTGAGTACTGTAAGAACGACGTCCGCTTAACGTGGGATTTGTTCAACTGCATGAGCCAAGACTTCCCGCCGACTGAGTTGCGCCTGATTGACTTGACGATCAAGATGTTCACCGAGCCGGTACTGCAACTGAACGAAGATATGCTTGAGAGGCACTTGGTTTGGGAGCAGCAGCGCAAGGCCAACATTCTGGCGAAGTACGACAAAGACGACTTGATGAGCAACCCACGGTTTGCTAAGTTGCTTGAAGCCTTTGGGGTTAGCCCACCGATGAAGAAGAGCGTCACCACAGGAAAGGAAACCTATGCCTTCTCAAAGACGGATGAGGAGTTTAAAGAACTTCTTGGGCACGAAAGTTTGGAGGTACAAGCATTGGTCGCCGCACGGCTGGGTACGAAGTCTACGATTGAGGAGAGCCGAACAGAGCGTTTTATTGGGATTGCTCGGCGAGGGCCAATGCCAGTTCCCCTGCGCTACTACGCTGCCCACACTGGGCGATGGGGCGGGGCCGACAACGTAAACCTCCAGAACCTTCCGCGCATTTCCCCGCTGAAGAAAGCAATCCTCGCACCTGCGGGGTACATGATGATCGACTCCGACTCATCGCAGATTGAAGCACGTACGCTGGCATGGTTAGCTGGCCAAGACGATTTAGTTGACGCATTCGATAGGGGTGAAGATGTCTACAAAATTATGGCGTCGGCAATTTACGGAAAAGCAGCGGCTGACATCACGAAGGATGAAAGATTCGTCGGCAAGACTACGATTCTTGGTTGCGGTTACGGCATGGGAGCGGCGAAGTTTCAGGCACAACTTAAGAATTTTGGTGTTGAAATTACGATTGAAGAAGCAAAGCGAATTATCGATACGTACAGAGATACTTACCCGAAAATTACTGCACTTTGGAAAGAGGCGAATACCGCGATTGAAGCAATTCTGAGGGGGCAGCTAACAATGTTAGGACGCGGCGGTGTTCTGAAGATCGAAGGCAAAGACGGCGTTCGCTTGCCCAACGGCCTGTACATCCGCTACCCCAACTTGCGCCAGAAAACTGACGAAGAAACAGACAGGGTCGAGGTTGTGTACGACACAAAGAAAGGCCGAGCTATCATCCCCAACCGCATCTACGGCGGGAAGCTGATCGAGAACGTGTGCCAAGCCTTGGCCCGAATTATCATTGGTGACCAGATGTTGATGATTGCAAAGAAGTACCGAGTCGTGATGACTGTGCATGATGCCATAGCCTGTATCGTGCCAACCGCCGAGGTCGCTACCGCGCAAGAATACGTTGAAATCTGCATGCGCCTTAGACCCAAGTGGGGTCTGGAGCTACCCCTTAACTGTGAATCTGGATATGGAGAATCGTATGGCGATTGTTGATTACGCACGGCCTTGCATGCTGGCCGAGAACGCGCTGAAAGCGGCGCATGACGCGATGCTGGAGAAGGACTACGAAGAGGCGATTGAACAGGGCTTCATTGCCCTTGCGGAGACAAAGCTGATGATTAACTCGATCAGAGACATGCAGGAGCGCCAAAGATGAAAGGCGCTAGCAACAAACCACTGCTGGATAGGTTCTTTGACCGTGGCGTATCTAATGACTACGGGTTGCCGACTGATTTTAAGAACAACGTACCAAAAAATGAAGTGCAGACATTTGTGCTGTCGCCCGAGGTTGCATTAAGCGCCGAGATGCTTGTGCGTTCTAAGTCTTTTAAGATGCCAACCCTCGACGAGTTGCACATGCCGTACCCGTATACGGCGATTGAGTACCCGATGACCGAAGAGATTCGTAAGCTGCGGCGCAACGGCACTGTCAACGGCACTGTTGAAATATCACGCATCGGAGCGTACATCCAAGAGGTAAGCGAAGGAATGTTCTCTTGCCTACCTTATTGGGAGTTAGTTGACGGCAGAATGCAACACAGTATTGTCATGTTTTTGTTTGGTACGGACTGGCCGACCACGTTAAAAATATCACTCAGTGTTAACGTCAATGGGGACGGCGCTGTTGATGCCAACCTCATGCCATGCCAATCGCTCATCATGGCCTCGCAGGAAGCAAAAGTTCCACCCGAACATTTGTGGCAGATATTACAGACGCCTGAAGCACGCCAGCACATCAGAGAAGCCGCCACAGAAATTCCGTGCCTTATGTTTGCCTCCTATCTCTTGCTTAGCTGCAAAAGCGGAGTAGGTCGGACTAAAGTTCCCGCACGAGTACCACCCAAAGGCATGAAGCTTGGCGGTAGAAAACAGAAGGCGTATTCTGCAAGCTCGTACACATTGTTGCATTTAAAAGAAATTGAGACCGTCACCACTGAGGGTGTCGTCAGTCGCCGCTCAGACATTTCAGCGCATTACGTACGGGGCCACTTTAAACAGCGCAGGAGCGGTGTCTATTGGTGGAATTCATTTGTGCGCGGTAACGGGGAACCCCGTAAACGCGAAGCCTACTTAGTAGAAGAAACAGCATGAACAAGATTTTTAAAGGAGAAAGTATGCAAGTAGATGAAACACTCGGAGCCGCAATCTTAAGAGCGGCGTCTATGCTGGGTAACGGCAACGCCTCAACTCCTATGGGAGCGATAGAAGCGCACGGGATGAAATCGTTTGAGGGTGCGCAGGGCATAAGTAATTCTTTAGACGAAGTTGCGCACTCTCTCAACGGTATCGCCGACGCAATCATTTACCTAGCGGATGCGATCAAGGAAAAAAATGCAGCCGATTAAATGGTCTTTCAGTAGCCTGAAGACGTTCCAACAGTGCCCGAAGAAGTACTACCACACCAAGGTAGCCAAGGACATCAAGGAGTCAGACACTACGGCTACGCTGTACGGCAAGTCGGCGCATACAGTTGCGGAAGAATACATGAGCAACAAAGCTCCGATCCCTCCCGCGTTTGAATATCTTAAGGATACGCTGGATGCTCTAGCTTCCATTCCCGGGATCAAACTTTGTGAAGAACAACTTGGCTTGACCAAAGACCTTGAGCCATGCGCGTTTGACGCACCTGAAGCGTGGTGGCGTGGCATCGCCGACTTGGTTGTGCTGGACGAGGACAAAGAGCTAGCGTGGTCAGTGGACTACAAGACTAGCAAGAACGCTCGCTATGCTGACGTAAAGCAGCTTGATTTGGTGGCCACGGCCATCTTCAAGAAGTACCCCAAGATCAAGAAGATCAAGTCGGCCCTGCTATTCGTGGTGAGCAAAGAGTTCGTAAAGGCTACGCACCATGCCGAGATGGTAGCCAAGTACATGGAAGCGCCTAGCCGAGATGTTGCACGAATCGAGGCGGCGTTAGAAAATGGGGTGTGGAATCCAGTGAGCGGCCCTCTCTGCCGATTCTGCGCAGTGAAGCAGTGTGAGTACAACAGGAGTTAAAGATGGAAGAAGTTAAAGCGTACAAAACGTCCGACGGAAAAATCTTTCCGTACATGGAGCAAGCCCAAGACCACGAGGATTCGTTGAAGTGGATTGGCAAGATAAATCAGTTCATTGAGTCAACCTACTGCCCGTACACATCGGGCGCACAAAATTCCATGATGGTCAAAACAGTCGTCGCATGGGAAAAATTTAAAACAGGGAGCTAAAAATGCCATACGTGAACAAACCCCGTCCCTATAAAAAAGAGTACGCCCAACAAGTTGAGCGAGGCGAATTGCCTGACCGCATGGAGCGCCAACGTGCTCGTAACGAGATGGACAAAAAAGGTATTGACCGCACAGGCAAAGACATTGACCACGCCGTGCCATTGAGCAAGGGCGGCACTAACGCGCCGAGCAACTTGAAGCTGAAGTCTCCGAGCGCCAACCGTTCGTTCAGCCGCAACTCTGACCACACAGTCAAAGTCAACAAGCCCAAGAAAAAATGACAGACGAAGGCATTTGGCTTTTGGTGTTCGGCAGAAAGTGGGTGTCGCTTGAAGCTATAGAGCTAGAAAAACTCGACCCTGTCTTTACCAACCTTGCCAAAGCTAAAAAGTTAGAAATAAACAAAAATTTTGAGTGCGTTAGATTGAAAGAGCAACAATGAGTTTAGAAAATTACGAGTGGCCGCGCCCTTACGGGTTTGAGCCATTCAACCATCAGAAGGTAACGGCCCAGTTCTTAACAACCAACCGCAAGGCGTTCTGCTTCAACGAGCAGGGGACAGGCAAGACAGCTTCAGTCATCTGGGCGGTCGATTATTTGATACAGCGCGGGATTGTGAGACGAGTGCTTGTCATCTGCCCGTTGTCGATAATGAAGTCAGCATGGCAGCAGGACCTATTTAAATTTGCTATCCATCGCACGGTATCGATAGCCCACGGCAGTGCCAACAAGCGCAAAGAAATCATCAACGCTGGCGCTGAGTTTGTCATCATCAACTTTGACGGCGTGGATATCGTGAAGAACGAAATCATCAATGGTGGGTTCGACCTCATCGTTGTGGACGAAGCCTCGGCCTACAAGAACGCACAGACGACCCGCTGGAAAACACTGCGCGACATTAACAAAGTTGTGAAGGGCTTGTGGATGCTGACGGGTACGCCAGCAGCGCAGTCTCCAATGGATGCGTATGGCTTGGCTAAGCTGATTAACCCCAAGGGCGTGCCGATGTTCCACGGCCAGTACCGCGACTTGGTGATGCAACAGCTAACCAAGTTCAAGTGGATTCCGAAGCCGACAGCCAAGCACACAGTACACAGCATCTTGCAACCGGCAATTCGTTTCGAGAAGAAGGACTGCATTGACTTGCCGTCTCTGACCTACATTGATCGTGACGCCCCCCTGACCCCGCAGCAAACCAAGTACTACAACATTCTCAAGAAGGAGATGCTGTTAGAGGCAGCAGGCGAAGAAGTCTCCGCTGTGAACGCTGCGACCAAGATGAGCAAGCTGCTTCAGATTTCCTGTGGCTCGGTCTACACCGACACCCATGAGGTGCTGGAGTTTGATGTGTCCAACCGCATGAACGTGGTGCAGGAAGTCATTGACGAGAGCAGCAACAAGGTGCTGGTGTTTGTTCCGTTCACGCACACCATCGAGATGCTCAAGAACCACCTGATTAAGAACGGCATAACGTGTGAAGTGATTAACGGAGCCGTGTCTGTGAACCGCCGCTCGGACATCGTGAAGAACTTCCAAGAGCAGCCGACCATCAAAGTGCTTATCATCCAACCGCAAGCTGCGTCACACGGGCTTACCCTTACAGCAGCCGACACAATCATTTGGTACGCTCCCTGTACCAGCGTGGAGACCTACCTCCAAGCCAACGCACGTATTGACCGCCCCGGTCAGGTCAACCCAATGACCATCGTGCATATCTGTGGGAGCCAAACCGAGCGCCGAGTCTACTCGATGCTTCGGGGGAACGTGACCAACCACCAACAAATCATCGATTTGTACCGACAAGAAATTTCTTCAGAAGCTATTGACAATGTCTAAAGATGTGTTATAGTCGGGTTTCTTTCAACCAAAGGAGTGTTAGATGAGTGAAGAGAACGAAGGGGCCGAACGGCCAGACCTAGATCAGCTTACTGCTGTCTACCTGAAGATTCGAGACAAACGCGCCGAGAACAAACGTGAGTTTGAGAACGTCGATAAAGACCTCGAAGCACAGCAGCAGATGCTGGCCGAGCAGATGCTCGATACCTGCAAAGAGATGGGTGCTGACAGCATCCGTACCCCACACGGAACGATCATTCGTTCAGTCAAGTCGAAATACTGGACTGGCGACTGGGACTCCATGTACTCTTTCATCAAGGAACACAGTGCATTTGGCTTGCTTGAGAAGCGCTTGCACCAAACCAACATGAAAGATTTCCTAGCCGAAAATCCCAACGTCATGCCTATGGGCTTGAACATTGAGAACGAATACACAGTCGTCGTCCGACGCGCAAAATCTTAAACGGAGAATTGAAAAATGAGCAACATTGCACTTTTGAACCAAGACCTGCCTGACTTCCTGCAAACTGCTGGCGTCAGTGATTTAACCAAAGCCCTTGCTGGCAAGAGCGGCATCAAACGCATCGTGCCTAAGAACGGTATCTTCCGCAAGATGGTCGGCGGCGAAGAGATGGGTAAAGTTAAAGGCGACCTTGAAGTTGTCATCGTGAGCGCATCGCCTAAAGTCGGTCGTATCTTTTATCTAAAGCCGTGGACTCCAGACGCTGAGCCGAGCGCCCCAGATTGCTTCTCTAATGACGGCGTAGCGCCTGACGCTGGTTCTGTTTCTCCGCAAGCTAGCCGCTGCGACACCTGCGGTCAGAACATTAAAGGTTCGGGCCAAGGCACTTCTAAGGCTTGTCGCTACTCACGCCGTATTGCTGTGAACTTGGTGGAAGACTTTGGTACTTCCTTGGAAGGCGAGGTCTATCAACTGAACTTAGCCTCGAAGTCCTTGTTCGGTGACGGCACTGCCGACAACACCCACACCTTTGAGAACTACACCAAGTACTTGGCCAACAACGGCAAGAGCTTGGACTACGTTGTTACCACGTTGAGCTTTAACGAGAACAACGACAATCAGTCCATCTTGTTTACACCTGCTCGGTTCATCAACAAAGACCAGTACGCGGTGACAAGCGAAGTTGCCAAGAAACCAGAAGTGCAGAAGATGGTCACCATGACTCCGTACCAAGCGGATATGGCTGGCCGTGCTCCTGCTCTGGCCGCTCCTGTTCCGAAAGCTGCTGCCGCAGCGGTTGCCGAGCCGGTCAAACGAGAAAGCACTAAAGCTGCTACACCTACCTCCACTGTGAAGAAGGGTCTGGATGACGTGGTTAAGGCTTGGTCTGACGAGGAGTAAGCGATGAGCTACGGATACAGCTTCCAACTCGTTGAAGCCAATAAATCGGCAGACGATGAGTCGTGGGGCGTTGTCCTTGGGCGTACTTGCATAAAACTCAACATTCCTGTGAGCGAGATAGCTGGGAAACTTGACGTGAGTCGAGCCACTATCTACAACTGGTTCTGGGGGACAACCTCCCCCAGCCGCGCTCACTGCGAAAAAATTGAGCGTTTGCTTCCGCGCCTCAAGGCGAAAAAATAATCCGTGCGCGCACGGGGGCTTCGGCCCCCTGCGTAGCCGTCCCTAAAAGAAAAGATATGTCTAACTTTGACCTTCTCGACACTGTACTGCCAGCCGCTGGCCGGTACTCTGTGCTTGGGCTTGGGAAATACGCAGACCAGAAGTTTTTTGATACGAGGGAAGAGGTAGAGGCACAGGCTAAGAAGCTGGTGAACAACGGATTTGATGTGTATTTTGGGTGCGCTAAGTACGGCCCCTTGAACAAACGCACAGCAGATAACGCCATACATTTCCGCGCACTGTGGATGGACATTGACTGCGGCCCGACCAAGGGCGTACCTGATGAGAAGGGCATTATCAAAGGGTATCTCACGCAGCAAATCGGCTTGGATGAGCTAAAGAAGTTCTGCATAGCCGCAGGTATGCCCCGCCCGATCATGGTCAGTTCAGGTTACGGCGTACACGCCTACTGGCTGATTGACGAAACTATTGAGCGCCGCGACTGGCTCCCCCTTGCAAACCGCCTACGTGAACTGTGTGTTGAGCACGGTCTCATTGTGGATTCTTCCGTATTTGAAGCAGCACGAGTACTGCGTATCCCCGGCACGTTGAATTTTAAGCAAGCCGAACCGATGGAAGTCACAGTTCTCAACGAGAACACACAGACTCTGACGTACACCCAATGGAAAGAACTGCTCGGCGCTGCCGAACCCATTGACGACAAACCTGATTTTTTACCGTCCATCAGCCCAATGATGGAAGCCTTGATGCAGAACAAGGTCAAGCGGTTTAAGACCATTATGATGAAAGCGGAGAACGGCTGCGCCCAGCTTAACTACTGCTTTCAAAACCAAGATTCGATTGAGGAACCGTTGTGGCGCTCGGCCCTGTCTATTGCTGCGTTCTGCGTGGACAAAGACAAAGCCGCGCACATGATGTCGAGTCAGTACCCCGGGTACAACCCAGCGGAGGTGGACAAAAAGGTCGCCGAGTTGGTTGCAAGCGCTGGCCCCCACCACTGCCTGACATTCGAGAAGATCAACCCAACTGGCTGCGTAGGTTGCCCCCACAAAGGCAGGATTAAATCCCCAATTGTTTTGGGCATGGAGATAGCCCAAGCTGAAGTTGAGGACGGCGAGTACGTAGTGGAGGCTGAAATACCGGAAGTTGAAAACGAAACCCCGGCGAAAGAGCACTACCGTATTCCAGAGTATCCATTCCCTTTCTTTCGGGCTAAGGGGGGCGGCATCTGGCGCAAGGGGGTAACCGACGAAGACGAATCCGTGCTGGTGTACGAGCACGACTTGTATGTGGTTAAGCGCATGACCGACCCTGAAGCGGGTGAAGTTGCGTTGTTCCGGCTGCACTTGCCGCACGATGGGGTAAAGGAGTTCTCTATCCCAGCTACGTCAATTTCGGCGAAAGATGAGTTACGCAAACAGCTATCGCATCACGGTGTGATGGCCACGCAAAAGCAACATGAGCTACTGGCGATCTTCGTCGTGGCGTCCATGAAAAATTTACAGTACGTAAGAAAGGCAGAAGTTATGAGAACACAATTTGGATGGGTAGACAACGACAGCAAGTTCATTGTCGGCGACCGAGAGATTACAAAAGACGGGGTGTTTTACAGCCCACCATCGGCTGCCACGCGAAGTTTCGCCGAGAAGCTCGTGACCAAAGGCACGTTCGAGAAGTGGAAAGAGGTGTTCAATATGTACGGACGTCCCGGCCTTGAGCCCCATGCGTTCGCTGCACTTACGGCGTTTGGCTCGCCATTGTTGAAGTTCACTGGTTTGAGCGGCGCGATTATCAACGTCATCCACAAGACGTCAGGTTCAGGCAAATCGACAGCGTTGTTCATGTGCAATAGCGTATGGGGGCACCCCAAAGACCTGTCGTCCATGTGGAAGGACACACTCAATGCCAAGATGATGCGCCTCGGTGTGATGAACAACCTGCCCAATACCATCGACGAGATTACGAACACCACCCCGATGGAGTTCTCTGACTTGGCCTACAGCATATCTCAGGGTAGGGGCAAAGACCGAGCCAAGTCCCAGACCAATGAACTTCGCGCCAACCATACCAAGTGGAACAACATGACTCTGGCTTCATCGAACGCCAGCTTTTACGAAAAACTCGGTGCGGCAAAGAACTCCCCAGACGGCGAGTCCATGCGTTTGCTGGAGTACAAGATTTCGCCGAGTACGATCATCAGCGTTGAAGAAGGCAAGCAGATGTTTGACCATCAAATGTTTGAGAACTACGGCCATGCCGGTGACATTTATGCCCAGTGGCTCGTGAACAACTTGGAAGAGGCGGTCAGTCTGGTTCGTAGTATCCAAGCCCGAATCGACAAAGAAGTCCAGTTCACCGCACGGGAGCGCTTCTGGTCGGCGGCTGCGGCTATCAACATAGCTGGTGGTTTGATTGCCAAAGAACTTGGCTTGCACGACTACGACATGAAGGCAATTTACAAGTGGATGGTTGGCATGCTGGCCGAGATGCGCGACGAAGTAGCCCCACCTGCATCAGACCCCAAAGTCATGCTCGGCGAGTTTATGAACGCCCACGTCCACAACATGTTGATCGTGAATGGTACGGTTGACGCACGGACAAAGATGGAATCCCTGCCGACTTCCGAGCCCAAAGGTGAGTTGCTGCTGCGCTACGAGCCGGATACCGGCCACCTGTTTATTGCTGCCAAGGCGTTCAAAGACTACTGCGTAAAGTTACAAATCCACTACAAAGACGCACTCAAGCAGCTTAAAGATGAGGGCGCGTTCATCGACGCAATCAACAAGCGCATGTCAAAGGGCATGAAGATGGTTTCCCCAGCCGTCCGTGCCCTGCACTTCGACGCCAAGAAGTTTGAAAATCTCGTGCCACTGGACACGCTGACCAATGAAGATAGAGACGGTAACTTACCGAGTTGATTGGAAAAGGTTTCGTACGGGGTACTCGATCTTCATACCCTGCATAGACCACGAGGAGGCTAGGAAAACCCTAGCCGCAGTGACGCGCCGACTGAAAATCAGCACTGTTACGAAAGTAACCATCGAAGAGGGCATCAAAGGATTGCGGGTCTGGAGAACTTGAAATACACTAACAATGTTAGTTGCTCTCCTTGATGGCTTTGCAGCCATGCTCGCCCCCGGCTTAAACACCGGGGGCTTTTTTATTTCTGGGCTTCGCGTTCCAGTTTCTTGTAGCTTGGCTCCAGCAAGTCCATGACCTGTGGATAGTACTTCTTGTCAATCGGGAACCCGCGATCAGACATCAGCCTACGCTCTATGCGTTTCTTCAAAGACTCATTGATCTGAGCGCTTGTGATTGGGTCCCAATAGTTCTTGTCGTTGTACTTGATGATTTTGTCAATAGACTTTTCAACGTCGTTGTCAGAACCCTTGGTGATCTCCAAGTCCAACCTAGCCAACGCGCTGGAGCGATCACGCTTAGCTTCCAGAATCAACCCTTGGATTTTGAAGATAGCCTCTCGGCGAGCTTGGAGCCCGTCAGTAGCAAAGCCAGCCCCCTGCGCCAGAATCTGACCTATGGTGAACTCTTCCGCGTCTTTGATAGATGCACCGGTTGTAGTCTGCGCACCTTCTTGAGAATACCGATACGCAGTCAGTGGCGCACGGAACAGGGCCGGGGCCAGTTGCTCCATACCTTGAAGAATCTTTCCTTGATTGAAAAAGTCAATAGCCCGACCAGTCTGCTTGACAAGGGAAACACCCGGACCTCCCAAAGAAAGCAAGTAGTCCATCATCTCAGCTTGGGCAGTGGCTTGGTCTTTTACTTCGGGGAACCACATGTTGTTCATGGACATGCTGCTGCTGATGTCGTAGCCAGTCAAACCAGCAATCAAACCTTTATCAAGGAACTCATCAAGCGTATAGCCGCCAATCTTTACGTTGCCGAATGTCTGTGGGAGCCAAATGTTGCGGAACCAGAACTCAAAGTCTCGGCCTTCAAGCGGGTCATCCTCATCGTCACCGCTCATTTTGTTAAGCGCGTTCAGAGCACCTTGGATGACACCCATAGCCATACTGATACCGGGTATGCCGACATACCCAGCAAGCGCGTACGACATGCCGAGCGAACCCAAGAATTGAATTTTGGCTTGCTTGCGCTCTTCAGGAGTCAAACCCTTGAACATGTTGTACGCATTGCGTATGAAGTACGTGGTAACAAACGCAGGGAACATCTTGAACTGCAAGATGGCGCGACCAATTGGGCTGTCGGCGCTGAGTCCTACCTCCCCCGCTTTATTTGCTGCAAGACCCCGAGGTCTTTCAGACGCATGGTAGTTACCTAACGCCTCGTGAGATTCAGCGGCGGCGGCGCTCAAAGCTGCTTCGTGCGTCAACCCTTTGTCGCGGTTCAGCCGATACGAAGTCATAAAAGTCACTTCACGAAGCATCCGTTCGGCGTGGTGAAACAGCGCAGTCATTGCGTCAGACGTAGCCTTACGCCCCCTTGCAAAAGCACTACGCGCCTCTGCGGTTGGTACGTTGCGGCGGTTGCCCAAATCAAAGGCCATCGTGGTGTCGCTGATACCGGTGTCTCGCATGTACTGAGCGGCTAATTTTTCATCTGCGGTCAGCCCTTTAAGGTTCTCCATACTAGGCATGGTATAGCTAGTAGACCCGTCGGGATTGGTCTTGGTTACGCCGAGTCCGTTAAATACATTCAAGGTCGAAGCAAGAGCGGCGGCAGTTTTAGCCACACCATGATGAGACGCAAGTACTGGGGCTACGAACACAGGCACAGCAGTAAGCTGGGCCACCATAGTCTTGATGGAAGTCATCATCCACAAGAAGGCCGCAGTAGTAACAAACCTTGAGGCTTCGTAACCGATTGAGTCCTCGGCGGTTGGGCGAATCTGTTTCTCTGCACGCATAGTCATTTCAGCAACGAAGTCGCCCAATCTAGCTTTGTTTGGGTTCCCTTCTAAGGAAGCTGAAGCGCTCTCAAGGTTGCGCATGATCTCAGGGCCGTACTTGATACGCGCAATCTGATTTGCCATGTTCGTGCCGGTGGTCACAAGGTTACGGTTAATGTCCCCTGAAAAACCAGCAATGCCTTGACGAGTCAAGAACTGCCGACGGAAGTTGCGGTCTGGAAGAGTCTGCAAGTACATCTGATAGATGTCATCCTTGAGCTTGTCGGCGTCAAGTGTGTTGCCTTGCTTGCTAGAGTCGATGTTATTAAATATTTCCTTCAGCATTTCACTGGCGGCTACATCTTTTTTACGTGCGTTAGACAGGCTATTGCCCTCGTCAATATCCCCACCCTGCATCATCTCGTCTTTAGTGCGTGTGTTGCCGGTTTCAGCGTTCAGTTGCTTTACGCGCTCTTTAACAAAACGATCACGGTCTATCTGCTTTTCAAACATGTGGAACTCACGAGTTTGCCCTTTGCCCACGCGAACCCAGAACTGCCCATAGCGCATGAGGGGGAAGTACGGATAGCGCTTCTTGCCGTCCTCGTACATCTGCTTGATAGACGCAATTAGCTTGCCTTTTGGTGACTTAGGGTCGCTAGCGCTACCGGGCAGGTCGGACGCATCAATCTGCTCTTGGAGAACTTCGTGGTATGCCTTGTGGTTGTCTTCGTAGTACTGACGGACTTTGTTGTACAACGCTTTGTTTTCTGGAAGCAGTCGGCTCCACAGTTCAACCAGCCCTTTGTTTGAGGTATCTGTGTTTGGGTCTTTCGACACAAGGGTCGAGTAGTGCATTACATCGGCAAGTGCTTTGTACTGTTTAGCGTTTTTGGCCCCTAGCTTTCGCAAGTCTTCAGCAATCTCAAACAGATCGTTGTTAGCCTTGTTACGCATGGCGTTCATCTTCTCGATGTTTGCCCACGCTGTGTTCATGCCTTTAACACCTAACTTGCCTGCCCAACGTACAAGAGCCCCTGTTTGTAACGCCGGAAGCAGTTGCTGCATTACCGCGTCTTTGAGTTGAACTTTGCCTTGCGTAAGCGCTTCAAGAAATTCCTCCATGCTACGCATGCGTATCAACTGCTCAATCAAACCACTAGGCTTGATGTCGTCACGGAAATTACCCTTACCTAATTTTTCGGCGACTTTATCAACTTTTTTACGAGTCTGTTTGGCCGAGGCAAAGACTTGTTCGTAGCTCTCCCCGCGTTCGACTCGTTCCAGCTTGCGCATGGTGGGTGTTTTCTGCGCGGACAAAATCTTGTCGGTAATCAAAACCAAGTCGGTCATGGCGCTGAAGTCTTTTTCGCCGACCCCAAAGAACTCCATGATGGCGCGAACAAAGCGATTGAACGCCGAGCCCTTAGCTTGCGTAGCATCCACAGCCATCAAGAACTCTTGCATTACGGGCTCGGTCATGCCGTAGGCCAAGAACTCCTGATGCAGTTCAAAAATCTTGAAGTATGGGTTGCCGTTCTCGTCTATATCGAGTGTGGACTCCACCAACGCACGAAGATCATCGGGCACTTTACCCGCTGCATCCATAGCTTCGTACGCATCACTTGCGTTCATCATCACACGGGTAAACGCTCGCGTAGCCCTAGTCAGCAGCGCATCACTAGAGAAACCATTAGCAATAGCCGTCAGACCCAAAGACAGCTTCTGGTTTGTAGCAGCGTGCAGCAACTCGTGCAGCACCGTAATATTATTGACGCCTTGGTCAACCCCAAAGCTAGCCCCGCGCACATAGACCCTGCGAGTTTTAGCAGGTAGGTCTTCAATGAACAACCCCCGTGCGGCGTTCCAGTCGTTTATGTTTCGCTGCAACTGCTCAGGTATGGGGTCGCCTTTTTCAACAACGATAAACTCTACGTCTTTAACAAAGTTGCGCAGACGCTGGGCAATAAACTTCTGGAATGCGTTGCCGGTTTTTATGACTCGTGCAAGAGCTTGCACCCCGTTGGTGGCTTTGGAGAATCCTTCATCTGGCCGACCAGCTTTGCCGGTCTTTTCCGAGCGAGATACTTTGCTCTTCTCGTACGCTATACCAGTTTTTATGTCAGCGAGTTCCTTTGCGCTAATCGCTGAGTTCTTGATCGCAGCAGCTATGCGGCCCCGTGCGGTGTCCGTCGCTGGAAGTGAGTCTTGCAGCATGAGCAAGGACTTGACGGCTTGAATTTTATCAACCCGTTTATTTCTTTCCGCTTCTATCAACTGCTCATCTGTCTCAATCTTTGACTCGTCAATAGGGGCCAGCGCTGCGTTAAGTGTTTCGATGGCCAAGTCAGTTGCACCCAAAGTAGCCGCAGCAGCTTTGCCCTTGTTCCTGTACGTAGCTTTAGTAGCAGCACGGTTGGCTACTCGTTGTTCTTCAGTAAGCGCAGGGCGACCACGCCCTTTCTTCGGGGCTTCGGGGGCGGCTTCTGCCACCACTGCGGCGACTTCTGGCGTTACTTCAACCTGCTCGGCAATTTCTTGGGTTGTAGCGTCTGGCGCTACGTCTTGAGTTGCTAGTTCTTGGATAGGCTCAAGTGCAGCTTCCGGTGTTACCTCGGGCGCTTGCAACTCAGCAATAGCTTCTTCAGCGGGTTGAAATTCGATAGTAGCCGTTTTCTCAACTTCGGAGATTACGTTTTGTAGGTTACTGGCTGGCTCAGCGGTCAATGCAGTCGGTTCTGCTCCTTCTCGTGCAGCAGGCTGGCTAACATCCGGTCCAGCAGAAACCATTCCAGTTGAGTCAAGCACTCCAGCGGCTCCGGGGGCGCGTTCCGTATTGGGCTGTGCAGCCACTCCATCGCCAACTCCACTTGGTCCACCGACAGGTTCGCCAACGCCTGCTGTTCCTTGAGCTTCTCTCTGGGCATCCGCATTTTGTTTATCCTCTACAGCTTCTTCGGTTGCTTTTGCAATAGCTTCTTCTTCCGCGTTTGACAACCCCATATTTTCAAATACGGTTTTAAGTTGGGCAATGCGCTCTGGGTCTGGCTGACCAGTAGGCTCCGCAGGTACAGTTTCAAGAGTAGGTGCTTCGCCCTCTGCCGCTGGAGGCCGCACTGTTGTGGTCGTGCGTTTGTTGAGTGCGTCTATTTCTGCGGCGGCGTCTTCAACGGCAAGTTCTCGTTTGGCTCTAGCGGCTTCGCGCCCGCCACCTAAAGCACCCAAACCAAAACCGGCTGTACCTTCAAGCGTAGCGGCACCCACTACACCGCGCATAGTAGGAACGTCAAAGCCTTCCCGTTGCAGCGCTACGTTCTGAGCGTATTGTTCTTGCCCACCCTCGGCGGCTTCGCCAGCAAATTCTTTTGCGCCTGTTAAAGCGCTTTGTTTAATGACCCCACGTTTAGCCGCTTCTTCAGCAGATTTTCTGGCCGCTTCTTCTATAGCTTCTTTAGTAGCGCTTTTAGCCACTTCTGTTTTAACGGTCTTAGCCGCAATCTGTGCAGCTACCTGACGAGCAGCGGAGGGTTCAAAACCAGTAGTCGCACCGATAGTACCGAGCGCCGCGCCGCCAAGAATGAGGCCCAAATTCTCGCCGTCATATTCCTGAGCCAATTTAGCGCGAGCTTCTACCTGCTCAGGCGGCATTTTGGTTTTGGATAACTCTTCTTTGACCGCGTCGTAGATGGAGCTTTTGACTGTACCCGCACCCATAGTTGCACCGACACCAGCGGCCAGACCTGAGCCCACAAGCACAGGTGCTCCGAATAATGTAGCGCCAAGACCCGCAATAATGGCTGGGGCTGATGTGCCGAGTGCGTTGGTAACGAGGTCTACGGGGGCAACAGAAAACGCCTTGAGCGCTGCGGCAATTTGATCGCCCACGCCTTTGTCCTCGGCGTCCTTCATAATGCGAGCGACTTCTTTAGAGTCCTTCTTGGACTGAGCACTGTAGAGCGCACCAATCCAGTCTTCCGCTCCTTTGAGGTTTTCAGAGACTTCGTTACCCGCGCCAAATGCGTCGGCAATAAGCCGTACGCCGGTAACTGCGCCCGCTCCTATTTTGAGTGGGACGTCCGCTACGCTTCGCAGGATTGACTGGTCTTCTGGACGCTCTTCTTTTTGTGCCGTAGCTGTTACAAGCGGTGCTGCTTGCCACCACTCATCAGATTTTTGTTCTGCTAGCGGTGCTTCTTCCCACCATTGTTTTGCCATAACATGCCTTACGGTTTAATGCGGGTCGTACCATCGGGCGCAATAAAGGATGTCCCTTTCGGCAGTTTATCAAACTCAGCTTTGCTAGAAATTTTAACGGCGGCGTTAGCAGCAGGAGCGGCGGCAGGAGCACCAGCACCTCCCATCAAGCGGGCTGTTTCTCTCGTAATCATATCCGTACGATATCTTTCAGCGGCGGGAGCGTCTGCTTTTTGCAGTCTCCTGTACTCTTTGTCCATCAGCAATTTGTCGTCGATTGCCTTAGTGGCTTTTTCCCTAGCAGCTTGATCTAGCTTAGCTCCAGCAGCTTCTGCCCGTGCTTCGCCCGGATACCGACCCAAATCACTTGCTGCTTGTTGAGCAGCCTTAGACATAGTTGCGGCGTTAGGGGGTTCTCCAGCCTCCAGAGCGGCGGCGTAACGAATCTTAGTCTGCTTGTCCAAGTCCGTCGGTTTTGCGGACGCCGCTGCGCTGGTAGCAGCTTGCACATCTTGACCCCGGATAGTGGTTTGCAATTGACCAACTTTTTCTTGCGCACTAAGTGCGCGCTCCAGAGCTTTTGCCGCCGATTCTTTGCTCTTGTCGTAGCTGCTTTCGGCCTTGGCAATCTGCCCGTCTTGACGTTGCTGCTCGGCAGTGGCAAGTTGAATTTCTGAGGCACGCAGAAGGCGGCTAGCTTCACGAGCTTCTTTTTTAGCTTTTGAGGCTGCTTGACCACCTTCAATACCGGCGTTAGCAAGCCCCGCAACAAAGTTACGACCTTTCAGCATACCTGCGGCTGCGGCAAAATAGGCTTCGGCGGGGATATCACCTTTAGCATCAAGCGCTTTACGTTCTGCGGATATTTCTTTAGCCATAGGAGCCAGAGCGCTCTCACCATACATAGCTTTTATCCCGGGCAATGCCGCAGTAATACCGGCTTGGCGTTCTTCGGGGGTGTTTGTAATCTCTTGTTTTCCCAAATCAGAAATACTTTTCAAGGTGTCTTGCAACCCACCACCGGCAAACGCAACGACACCGCCGCCAGCCATACGCTGAGCCATATCGGGGGTTACAGTACCAGCCAAACCGCGACTCAACGAAGCCTGAAAGCCCATCTCGTCTAGGATAGCTCTTTCTTGCTCGGAGTCGCCACGGGCTTTGGCTGCTGCCAAAGATTGCTCTAGTTGTTTTGGAGACAGCGAGCCAACGATGTCGGCTACATTTTCAGCACTATCTACACCACCACCGCCAGCGTAACCCTCAACTGCACCGCCATCAGCCATGAACTTAGACAGGCCATAACCAGCCATGCCGAGTGAACCCAACTGCTGGGCCATACCGGGTTGAGCCTCGTATATCTGCGAAGTGGACTGTTGACCAAGCGGCAAACCACGAATCATGTCGGACATGAAGCCCAACTGCTTGTATGGGTAGTTCTGCTGGTTCTGGAAGTCTTGATAGGCTTGCGTCAAACCCTGTTGCTGCAACGCCTGCTGCTGACCACCATAAGCTGACTGGAGCTTGTTGATGTCCATGCCTTGAGCAAATTCCTGCCCGCCGAGCGTGCCAAGTTGACCAGCACCTTGCAACGCAGTCTGGAGACCCTGCATGCCGTAGCCAGCACCGTATTGTTTGGACTGTTCTGCAAGCTGCTGCGCTTGCATACGGCGAGCTTGGTCGGCATTGAACTGAGCTTGCGCCTGTTCGTACGAGGACTGAAGACCCCGGGCTTGGATGTCACCCTTTTGTTGGGCAAGATTTCTTGCTGCTTCGGCCTGCATGATGGCCTGACGACCACCACCAAAAGCACCGGACTTGGTTGCTTGGCTGGCCAGCTGTGTACCGGCAATGTCGCCTTGGCGCTGAGCCTCACGCTGCTGGATGTCAACGACGTTTTGCATGTACGGAGACATGTACTGCTGAGCAGCGTTCCCACCAAACTGGTCGGCTTGGAACTGTGTTGGGTCATAACGAGCACCAAGAGCGCCCAAGCCCGCTGCGCCAGCGAGTTGAGTACCGAAGCCAGTAGCTCCAGATGTCTGCATATTGGCGGCTTGCTGTTGAGCTTGCTGCTGCAAAGGGCTGAAGCCCGCGATACGGTTAGCCCCGTAAGCCTGATAGGGGTTTTGGTTTACGTCTGTCAGGGCACCAGCTTTAGCCAGCGTGTCCTTAGCGTAGCCCTTGGCCCAATCTGGAAGCTCAGAAATTTGAGTCTGTGTTTGAGATGGACTGCTGCCGCCACCGCCGCCATCACCGTAAACAACTCGGCCACCCTCTTTGCGAGTGACGGAATCGCCCAATGGTTCGCCAAATGCGTAAAGTTGCCGACGTGAATAGCTCATAGCTCATCCTTAAAAAACTTCTGGTACGTTACGCTCTGCGTTGTGTACCCGTACTTATTTGCTGTGTTGCGCCATCCCGGACGCCCAATAAATTCAATCCCGGTGCAACCTGCATCCTTGGCAAACCTCGACGCCAAGTCCTGCATGTGATCTTCTACCTTCTCCAAAGTCCCCGGCTCCATAGCGCAGTACTGGACAACCAGCATCTTGCACTGTGGGTACTGCTTAATCTCTGTAATGGTGTGGCCAAGGATTTTGTCCTCGTCTACAACCACCCACAACTGCATCTGCCCGTTAACAACAAACCTTACAAGATCATCAACCCCAGCGCGTCCTTTTGTCCATTCCGCCGAAGTTTCCAAGTGAGGCATAAGCGTGGGTAGCGCCTTATGTATTTGCCCCACCGGGACTAAAAACATGTTCATGCAGGTAGGTACTTAGCCGAACGGCTGTTAGCTGCTACTTTGCCTTTGCCCACTGTCTTCTTACGAGCCTTTTGAACCCTGTCCATCATGGCGTACAGCTTACGGGCACCAGCTTCAGTCGAGCCGTTGCCTAACTCAGACACAATCCGTGCGGGAACTACAAATTCTCCGTCAGCGAGCCGAGCCGGTTGCTTCTTGCCAATCATTGCAGGGATAGAGTCCGAGATGCCATCGCCGGGGCCGCGCAGAAGTCTGCCGCCATCGGAGTAGTCGCCGAGATGGGAGATGCCGCCTCGGGCCAGAGCGGGAGTATCTGCGCTTGCGCCGCTAATATCTCCACCGCCAATACCTGCGCCACCGCCAGTGTCGCTGCCCTGTTCTGCGGGATTGCCTATGCCTGACTGATAGCTTGTCTGGCCCTGCGGGCCAGACATTCCTGACGGCTCTGCCAAGAAACCACCACCCCTGTCAAAACCCTGTGCATTCAAGCTTGCTGTGTTTACAGTTTCTGGGCTAAAGTAATTTTGCGCCATACCCAACGAAGTAAGACCAAACCCGGCTTGAAGAGCTTGAGTAATAGCCGCCATTGTTGGGTTTTCAGCGTAATAAGAAGCTTTCTCTCTATCAGTCATATTTGACCAAGAAGGATTGGGGTCGGAGTACGGGTCACTGCCACCGCTCGAACCACTGGCACCAGAAATACCGCCGGTAGGCGAAACCATTGTGGCCCCCTCGCCGCCCTTTTTGACGTACATCTGCGTAACGGGGTCGTAGGTATAGCCGCCAACTTCGCCGCCTTCGGCAAACTGCGCTTGAGGGGCTGGCGCTATGCGTTGCTGCTGCCCAGTGTAAGGATCAATCCCAGCGCCTTGTGGCCCTGTAACTACGTTGCGGCTAATCGGCTGCTGGTACGGAGTTGCGTACGCACCTGTGCGAATATCTGCCTGTGGATAGCCTGTGTTCATGCCGATTGAGTTGGCGTCTGACATGGCTTCTACTGGGCCACCTTCTGCAAAACCGTACAGCTTTCTAGCCGCTTCTTTGTCAATCGGCGTATAAGTAGGGTTGAAATACCGCTGCTCTTTACCAAAGTTTATGCCTTGGTTCTCGTAACCAGGCACGTCAGGAGTAGGAGTTGGTGTTTGCGTTCCGGCGTTGAACTGATACCGCTGGCCCATATTGGCGTCAGATTTGATCTCTGGCTGTTGGGTAGTTGTTTGCATCATCATTGGAGCCGCTGCCATCATTCCGGCTTGCATTAAGCCTTTGCCACCGCCAATACCTGTAGCGGCCACCCCTTCGGAAGCCGCCCTACCCATGAACGCATTTCGACCGGCCTCAGAACCAAGGCTTGAAATACCACTACCCGCTGTTTGTAATTTTGCAAACGGACTAGCATTGGCAAATGCTGTCTGCTGACTTGTTAAAGCGGCGTCCCGCATAGTGTTTAACGGGGCCGTAAGGTCTCGGGCTTGGGCTGCAAAACCCTCTGGGGTATAAGGTAAAGCATTTTGCCCAAGTGCTGTAGCTTGTTGCTGCATAGCTTCTTGGGCTGTTTTGTAAGCGGCGTCACCGGCTATCTGAGTATTTGCGGCGGCTTGCACTCCCGAACCAGCCAAAGCCGAGCCAAGACCAGCGCCACCATAAGCACCAAGACCGGCCATCAGACCTTTTCTCAAACTACCTGTAGCCGCAGCGTAACCACCACCGGTCATCATTGCTGCCATAAGTGGAGTTAAAGCGCCTCCAGAAGCAATGCTCAAGCCTCCGCCAATCAGCATAGGCAGTAAAGACGACAAAAAGCCCGCCTCTGGCAGACCTGTTTCTGGGTTAATAGTGAGAGACCCGCCATGCGCCATAGCCAGTTGCTGGAGGCTTCTAACTTCGCCCGGGGCCATGTGGACGAGTTGAGTGTCTGGGCCTCGGCCAAGCGCAGCAAGTCCCTGTGCGGTTTGATTCATGGTTGCCTCTGAAATCGGGGGTGGGTCAAGTTTATCACGATGATGTCTTTATGCGAAGCATTTGACTCGTATCCTGTACACCATCCTGCGTGTCTCTGTACACATCGCCAAGCCTTAAAGTAGCGAGATCGGCGTCAGTTGGAAGCGTGTCAAGGTTTAAATTTAACGCGGCCCCAGCTATGTCTCCGGGGTTATCCAACTGGTTAAAGTACAGACGTAAAGCGCTAAGCAACGCCGCCATAAATTGAGCATCGTACTCAACCGGGGCAGTCGGTAGGCGCGGGGCGCGGACTAGAGGGTTGCTCATGCTTACCTTCTGCCATCTGGTCGTACTTCAATACGAGGAATCCCAAGCTGCCAAGCCGTACCAAGCGTGTCGGAGCTAACTTTGAATGCCATCTGACGCCCGCGAATCCTGACGTAGACCTGCTCAGTAAACTGCTGCACGTTGTACGTACGTTGTCCGGCATAGCTCACGGTGCTTACCACTTCGGGGTTGTTCGAGTTACCGTAGTTGGAACCGGGGAACTGCCGGGGCCGAACCGTGAAGTCCAGCGCAGGGGCGTTAACCGTGGAGCCGTCAAAGGTCACGTCAGGAATGAGCCTCCAGACAAAGCCAAAGTTGTGCCCGTCACCGATGTCAAAGTCCGAAGACTGCACAAAACACGTAATAGGCGAAGGTGGGTTGGTCGTGCCGTCATCCACGCCAGTCTCGTGGTACACAAGCTGATTGCCGTAGGTGGTCGCCATAGGCTCCACGCGCAGGGGGCTGTCCAGCCAAGCCGTGCGGTTTAACGTACCGTAGTACCAGACACGCTCAAGGTAGTTGTACACCACATACTTGTCAATTGTGTCGGAGCTAGCCGAGCAGTAGTACCACCAAATCTCATTAAACCCCTCGTTTGTTCCAGCAAAGAACTGAGACGCCTGCGCTATGTTGATGTCGTTGTAAACATAAGAGCGCAGGGTGCAGGGCAGCGTTTCAACGCGACCGGAGTACATGTAGAACTTGTCCACCCCCATCCAGTAAGTCACGTTGTTAGCCGTAGCCACTGCGTTCTGGCTAGCAATAGATAGGTTGTCGGCAAGAATCTGGAACCCCCAGACGTAGGGAGCGCCCAAATACTGCATGGAATACAGCGCGGAGTCTGTCCAGACCAAAATCTCTTGCCGAGCCTGCATGGTAGTAACGATCTGCGAACCGTCACTAAGTGTAAAGCTGCCAGCTTGATTGGTAATAGCAGGTGTCCACTGTGTGTAATCTTCTTGGTCTGACCAACGTATC